AGGGAAAAGATATTATGCCAAAGTCTTCAAGCACTAAATCAACTAAACAAGCTACACCTGTAGCTTCAGTGGCTCCAAAAACACAAAGAATCTGTAATGTTTCGGGAAGTGGTTTTGAAGTTATTTTATCTATTGAGGGAGTTTGGGAGCATTTTTGGTTGAATGCAGGAGATGCAATTTCTGTACCTCGTGTACCTCTTTCCCCAACAGCAAATACTCTACTTCAAAATAAACTTATCGAAGTGAGTAATGAAAATTAGGAGAAAATAAATGACAAGCTTCGTAAGTCCCGGCAATTATGTAATAGAAAAAGATTTTTCTGATTACATCCCTTCCCTCAACAGTACTGTTGTAGGGGTTCTCGGCTTTGGTTCCAAAGGTCCAGTAGACAAAGCAATCTTAGTAACTAATGCTGAGCAACTAGTTAATACTTTTGGAGACCCCAGAACTATTGTAGGTGGTCAAGGTATTTGGGGAGCTTATCAGATTCTTGAACGAACTAACTCCGTATATTTTGTTCGTGCTGCTGCCCAAACTCAAAGTGCTGCCAGTGTTAATGTCTCTGCCGGTACTCAACCAGCTGTATGGGTTTCTAGCTTGAGTGGTATTAATGAATCTGCGGGAGTCGGGGTTTCTTATGCCTTCCTTATTGATGTTTGGAACCAAGATGGTACTAGAATTAATACCGATGGTACTCCATATGTTGTAGGAGTTCCGAGTAGCACCGACCAAGATACTACCATAGCTGCTCTTAACAATACTGTTGCGACTTATCTAGATGCCGAAGCGCCATTCACTTTCGTTAGTGGTTCTCCTGGCAATACAGGCGCGTTTGTTTCTAAGTTTGCTGGTGCCGGTTCTTACATGAAAGTTCGTGGTTTTGCTAGTACTGCTAGTCACTTTAGCGCTTTAGGTCCTACGGGTCAATGTGCTGGAGGTGGCACTGGAGCCATCAATGGACCGAATGGGGTTGTAGCTGCTCCGGCTGTGAGTGATTTACGAAGTAACTCTGGATTCCTAGACCATGCATATGAACCTTTTGGTTCAGTGAGTGGCGCTGGAAAATCCGGAGGCTTGAGAATGTTTGGTACCCCAGGCGTTGATTACACCGCCATGGACCCAGTTGAATTTAGTTGGTTGCACGTCGAAGGCGGAGCTTCCGGAGTTCCTAACTCTGATGGAGACGCCTCAGGGTGGGTAGGGTCTGGTGTATACTCTTTGGGTAACGCTCTCGCTCCTACGTCAGCTACCGGAGGTACGATTAACCTCCAGTCACTACACCCAGGATTAGGTTATAATTACTCCTCTACTAATACCGGTACCGGAGTTGCTACGTATGGTTTAAGAGCCGCTGTATCTCAGAGGAGAGGTAAGGACAGTACGCTGGATATTCAAATGGATGGTGGAACGGCTGAAAGTAACCTAGTAGATTTTGTTAATGACCCAAACAGCACTCTTTATGATGCTTTAGATGTTCTTAACACTAAGACATATGGAAACAATGAAACTTCCGACTTGTACTATGCAAGGTTTGCTTATATAGATTCTAACGATTTCTATGCTGGCGCAGCAACTACTACAAGACCCACCACTTACAGCGGAACCTTTACCGCCGCTGCCCAAAACGGTGTAAGTTCTAACAGTTTCTACGATAATTACACCGCAGGATTACGTAAGAATAATATAAATGGTGCGCAAACGCTTACTTACCCTAAGCTTATCGCCGGTAATATGGATTTTGTAAGTGGTATTAATGGGGATGCTGGAAGCTATAACAATAGTGTAACTAACACTAACATTGTTCAAGCTCTTGTTGGAAGCCAAATTAACAGAAGTGGAATGCAAGCATTTAGAAATGATACTTTAAACCTTTCAATGTGTATCGTTCCTGGTATTACAACCCAGTCTGTGCAAAATAATTTGGTAACAGTTGCTGAACAAACAAACAACTTCCTAGCCGTTCTTTCTCCTCCAGTAGGACTTAAGACAGCTCAAGATGCAATTAACTGGCATAATGGAAAAGGAGATGGCAGAACCTCTGCTCTTAACTCCTCTTATGCTGCTTTATACTGGTCTTGGTTAAAAACTTTCAACATCTTTACTGCGACTGATGCGTACCTAGACCCTGGTGTTTACGCTATTCGTCAGATGGCATACACTGATGAAGTTGCCGACCCTTGGTTTGCTCCTGCAGGTCTAAGACGAGGAAGACTTACCAAGCCTACTGACGTAGAAGTTCTGCTTACGCAAGGAGATAGAGATTCTCTTTACGCAGGAGGCAATGTAATTAATCCAATTGTTTCTTTCCCACAAGAAGGCTTAGCTATCTTCGGACAAAGAACTACACAACGGGCAAGCACCGCTCTCGACAGAATTAATGTTAGACGATTGCTTATTCAAATCCGTAAGCAGGTTCTTGCTGGTACTCGTCGCTTTGTGTTTGAGCCTAACGATGCTGTTACCCGTCAACAAATTGTAGATACCTTACAACCTACTTTACAAGACATCAAAGACCGTAGAGGATTGGATGCCTTTAAGGTTATCTGTGATGAAACTACCAATACTCCTGCTCGCATAGACAGAAATGAGTTATGGTGCAAGATTATTGTTCAACCTACGAAGACTGCAGAAATCCTCGTATTTGAAATCAATGTAACTAGCCAGACAGGAGGTGTCGCAAGTGCTAGTTAAGCAAAACAGACTATATAACATAGGAGATAAATTAAATGGCATTTAACGTAGAAGCAGTCGATGAGTTCTGGAAACAAAGTACCCGAGAACTAGATATTAATGTTACGGATGGACATAAAATAACCCACATGTACGACTCGTTTAGAGCGTATGGATGGCTTGTTAGAATCCCGGGCATATCTAATATTCTTGGAGATGCGGAGAGTTTTTATAACTTTACTGACCAAAATGATATACTTAGCTTAGCAGCTAGGAGAGTAACAGGTTTATCCTATAATGTAGAAGTTATCGACGTTAACAAAGTTAACGATAGGTTCTACTACCCAGGACGCCCTGCTACCCAAACGGCAACTATTTCTTTTGATAATATGATTAAGGGAGATACTGCGAAATTACTATACGCTTGGATGCGTACCACATATGACCCTATCTTTGGTACTCACTCTAATCCCGTAATTGCAGGTAGCCAATTCAAAAGAACTATGGAGGTTGTGCAGTTAGATGCTCAACGTAATCCTAAACTTGTTGCTAAACTTTACGGAGCGTTCCCTATTAAGTGGTCGATTGGCGAGCTGTCATATGGTACTAATGATTTTGCTACCATTGACGTAGAAGTTAAGTATGATTTTATTGTACAATATAAAACTACTGACTCGTCTTTTGAAAACTTTCTAGGCAGCATTATTCCGGGAGTATAAACAAATAAATAAAGTTCAGAAAAAGGCTTCCTATCTTTGGGTGGGGAGCCTTTAATATTCCCATGGAAACTATCTTTGACCAGTTGATGCATTCGTATGACCAAATCCGTAAGAGGAAGTATTCTCTTATGGAGCAAGAGGCTAAGCCTACGGCAAAGAAAGATGATGGAAGGAAGGAGTTAGCTCGAAGATATAATTCGATGATGGGTGGCACAGGTAAATTACCTGACGCAGAAAAGAACAAGATTAAATCAGACCTCCTACAAAAATTACAAGTCTCCCCTCAACAAATGACAGGAACGGGGGGAACTTATGACCCTAGATATCTTCCAGCTCAAAAAGCAGGAGCCTTACCTAAGGTGGAGTTTCATACTTACAAAGGAACCCGCTACACTCTTACTGTAGGTGGGGGGCACACTGGCATTAACTCTAAGTCTCTTGCAGGTGCGATAGAGTATCTTCAAGGAGCAATTTCTGAAGACCCCGAAGCACAAGCCAATGCTGAAGGACCTGCTATGGAGCCAGACGTACAAACTGAAGATGATGGCACAGTTTTTGATGGGAATACAGGGCAAGAGATAGACCAGACGGCTGATTACGTACCGTATGAAGCTGCTCCAGGAGAATTAGAAAAAGCTGCCGATACAATGGATGGGGTTCTTGAAGGGGTAAATGCCCAAGGTCTTTTTGACCTGCTGACCCTCCCTCCAAACAATGCGAATATAAATTTGATGAAGTTCAAGAGGTCTTTACGAGGAGGAGAGACTCCTTGGTTGGCTCCTGAAGTACAAAAAGAAGTTTTTGATGCTCATGTATCTCTTATAGGAATAGCTAAGAAAATAAAAGAGGGTAAGTATATTGATAACAAAGACCTTACCCCTAAAGAGAGGAGACTTTTAGATGCCTTCTCTTGTAGAGGGAAATCTAACAAAGGAGCTTGGTTTGGTAGACAAAAAGCAATGGATGCTGTGAGAGAATTAGCTCCAAACTACGCGGCTTATCTAGCGGATATGAATGGGTCGGTATACAGAGACCAGGATACGTACGGAGTGTCCCTCGGAGCTTACACACAAGAGATATGCGACCAGTTTAAGGGTATTGATGTACGGAAAGAGACTGGGGAAAGTACTCGCGCCCTTTTTAATTCTTCTGAGGGGGATAGTGGGTCTCAAATATTCCAAACCCTAGGGACAAAGAAAGAACATCTCTTTGTGGGGATGTTAAATACTTTTTTTGGCACGGAAACATTAGATACAAGTGTTAAGGCAATGGAAGACTTTGCACAAACAATGCAAGATGTTTGTGATTTAGGAGAAGTAATAAGTGACTACGTCCCAACTAATGGTAACCTTGCTGTTACCCTCGAAAATGAGGATGCTAGAGTGGCTGCGGAGGAGATAATGTCGCGTGTAGAATCAGACAACTGTCATGATGCCGCATTAGACTACATCAAAGACACCATTAGGGAGTCCTATATGTTTGCTAGAGTGGCAAAGGACGCAGGTGTTGTGCCTACCGCTGTTGTTCATCAAGGGGAAGCTTCTACCTCTTCAGAGAAAGCTGATTTAGTGGTTGAGTTTGCCTCTCCTGAGGACGCACAAAAATTTGCTGACGCATTATCCAATCTTGGAGCGGGAGAGGTTACTATAGCTCCTACCGAATCAGGACAGGTGGGTATCTCACTTAAATCTCAGAGCAGTTTTAATAAAGATACTCCTTCCGGAGGTGCCTACTATAACGCTGCGTACGCTTATGATGGCGCAGATTGTGCGTCTCTATCAACCGCTCAGCAAAAAAAGGATTGTCAGAGAGCACAGGAATTTGCACCTGTTAAAAAATCCTTCCTTACCCCTTCGGAAAACAAGAGCGCGGAGGAGGCAGCGAAGGTTGATGCGGTAATATCCAGGGCAGCGGGGATATTATTCGGTTCAGATACACGAGCGCGTTCTTCGGTAAGACATGTTTATAAGACTATATTTGGGGATGTTAGTGATGGGGATGTAAAGACTTTAAGGATGATTAGTGAGTGGCAGGAGGAAATTGATAGCGCATTAAACTCTAATCAAGATAACCCGTCAAATCGGGAAAGAGTTTATACAGCACAAATGAATTTTATTAGGCGCATGCGAAAACTAAAAGCAGAACAAAGCCCTGAAGTAGACAGAGGAATGGCTATCAATGATTTGTGTAGCTCATTTTTAACCGTAGAAGATGATGTTATGATGAAAGCCATGAGGGGAGAAATTAGATTTATGGGAAATCATCAAGCCGTCAAACATGTATTGAAAAAAGCTAAGCCTGTACGAACTCCTGGAGGAGGTTACTCTTGGGTGGTGGATGGCAAAGTTGTATTTTCCACCGACCTCCGGGCAAAGTCTTCACGGAAGGGAGCTAAAAAATATCCTAAAATGGAAGCTAAGGTAAGAGCTGCCCTGTTCGATTTGTTAGGTACTGCGGTGAGTGAGAGTTCACGTTCCGGTGAAGAAGAACTCCATAGGAAGCTTAATGAACTCATCGAAGCTATACATGTAGCAGTCGCCAAATAAACATACGTGTTTAAGAGGAGCTTTAACATTGCTTACAACTATTCCTTTCCTTCTAGTTTTTTGATATATCATTAACCAATCTTTCTTAGCTGCTTTTCCATCCCTTTGAGCTTGTTTTATGAATTCCCAAATATCAGACTTAGGTTTGAATAAATCATCTAACTCTACTTTATATCCTGTTTTACATTCTATAACAAATTTAAAGTTTTCTGGCGTAATTAGGTCTCCATGCACTTTAATATGCTGAGGTAATACATGAGTTGTTGCAAATGCTCCTGAACCGGGAGACCTGCAAAACTCTTTAGTACCGAATCTCTGATTTAATACTTTGGAGATTTTCCTTTCGAAGGTGCTTCCTTTGGTACGGCTGTTAATTCTTTTCTTTTTCTTGAATTCACCGTGACTTAGAATATCGTCGATATCTTTTCCCATTTCATTATTATAGATAACAAATGAAAAAAACAGAAAAAATTACTATTGCGAGCTTGAATCCAAGCGCGTATACCTTTAAAATTAAAAATTCAGAAAGACGCATGAAAATGTACATCAAACTAACTCAAGAAGAAACTGACGGTTGGAAAGCCGTTAAGGAAACAATTACAGCAGGACAATCAATCAGTGATGATAACCTTGCTAAGCTTTTGTTTTTCCGAGGAATCAATTCTATCATGGAAGAGCTTAATCAAAAAGTCTCTGAGATGACTGAAGAGGAGAAAGCTAAAGCAATGAACGAATATGAAGAAAGTATTAAGACTCAGCCTACTTCGGAGGAGATTGTAGAATCTTCCAAGAGTGATGGTCCAGACCTCGGAGTACTAGGGGATGAGCTTATGAACGGAGGCTCTCCTATCATGAAAGCTCCTTCTAATCTTATTATCCCTAAGTAGGGTCCCATGAGAACTCTACAGAAGCTTAGTACGGAAAAAGAAGTTCATGCCGTACTAAAAAAGAAAAAGACTGAAGATATTTTAGTCTTATATCATTCTTTGTGGAATAAGAGTTGTGATGACGCACTCAAAGTAGCAGAGGAGTGGGCAACGAGAGAGGGAGATGAAACCCTGTACTTAGTAAACAGCTGGGAGACCCCGGAATGTTTTGCAAGCTTTTCTATTACATCTGTACCTTCCCTTTTGTTTACACGAAAAGGGAGGGTCTCAGTTAAGGTTGAGTACTCGGGTCTTTATGATTTTTTTCATCGTGATGTCCGGCAACGCCGAAGTCGCCCCTAATTTTACGGTACTCATGAAGCTTATCCATGTATTTTTTACGCTTGGTATAAAGAAGCTTCAAGTTATTTAAAATAACTGTCGTAAAATAATTAAATGCTGAGCCCTTTTCCGGAGAAAAATTCTTTAATGTTTTGAGCACTAAACAAAAGCATTCCTGTTTGGCGTCATCGAACTCTACCTTAAACTTAAAAGACAGTAGGATATTAGTGATTAACAAATCAAAAAGTTCTACTACTTCCGTTTCGTAGGTTTCGTTGTCCTCTAAATAGAGTTTAATTGTTTTTTCGAAATGCTTGTTATCGATATAATTTTTCTTCGGTTTCTTTTTACTCACTGTATGCTTATTATAGCCCATGAAATCAGATTCGTTACTAAAATCTTTCCTTCAAGATGAACAATTTCATCGCGAGGAGCTAACAGACGCCAAAATTGTGTTTGTTCATGACTCATTTCACCGTGAAAACGGTATAACCTATGAGTTTACTGAAGAGGAGTTCGGTGTTTTGTCCCACTTGTTGGAGAAAACTAAACTCCCTGCCAACTCTTATCAGTTCGTAGCCTCCATCAAGTCCTATGGGTTGAGGGAGGATGATGTGAGCACAGCCATGCTAACAAAGCATAGGGAATATCTTTATGAGGATTTAGATTCTATTGTGCCTACTTTGATTATTCCCCTAGGAAATTTACCTATGAAAGCTGTGATTAAGAAATCGGGAATTTACAACAAACGCGGCAAGGAGTTTCCTTTTCCCTTAGGGGGGCACTCCAATATCC